CAATTTGCAAAAAGGATTAGACATGCAGTTACAGACTGCTAATAAAAATTTTGTTGCTGCTAGAAACAAACAAATACGTTTACAAAATAAATTTGATGAAGCAACTGGAGTACAAAAAGATCGTATTAGAAACAATTTAGATAGAGCAAATGAAGAAGTTAAAGTTTTTCAAAAAGAGATGATAGATATAGGACAAGATCTTACTGATGCAAGATTACTTGCAAAAACTTATGATCCTTTTAAAAATATAATTATTGAACACGGTATGAGACCGGAAAGTATGTCTAAACTAAGGTCAATGAAAGATGGTGGCCGTGTAGGTTACAAAGAAGGAGGATCTGTAAAACCAAAAATAAATCCAAAAGATTATATTGTAAATTACAGCGATGGGACTAAACTATACAAGATTAATAGTTTCATTCGCGATGTTGCGAATCAAGTAGATTAAGGAGGTCTATATGCCAAAAGTTAAAGGAAAACATTACCCATACACTAAAGAGGGTATTGCTGCAGCTGATAAAGCGCGCAGAGGATACAAGCCAGGTGGACGTGTAGTTAGTCCTATTACCCGACTTAGAAACGCTGTCAGTGCTGAAGTTTTTAGGAAATGGGCTGAAAAACCAAAAAAGAAGTAATTATTGATTTCAGGGGACAATAATGGCTGCTTGTAAGCATTGCGAGCACGAATGCCACTGTGGTAATGGTGGTTCGTGTAGAACGGTCGAGTGTGACTGTATCAATTGCGAACACAACCCACTTGATGAATTTTGGAAACAACTAGGGAAAGAAGATGCCGCTAAACACAAAAGGAAGAAAAATTCTTACTAACATGAAAAAAAACTATGGTCAAAAGAAGGGAAAACAGGTATTCTATAGCAGCATTAACAAGGGTAACATAAAGGGCGTCAAACGCCCTGCAAAAAAGGTGATATAATATGGCAAATTTTAAAGCAGCACCAGAATCTTCACCAGAACGGTATGCTCGACAAAAGTTTATGGAAAACAATCCAGAACTAAGAGATATTCCAATGATAAATCTTACAAGTGATTTACGTAAAGCTGGGATGATAAGATCTTTTCCTAAAGTTGGTCCTCATAAAGAAGAACGTTTCCATGAAATGATATCTCCAATGCATGACGCGGCTTATGAACTCGGAATGGATTGGCGTGAAGGTCAACGTGAACAAAAAAAGAAAGCTATTGAAATCCAACAAGAGATGGAAGCACATCAACAACAATTGAGGGAAGATATTGAAAGAGAAGCATGGAGAAGATATTTTGAATTAAAAGATCAGGGGTTAAATCCAAAGCCACCTTCTTTTCCTTGGGACGAAGAACCTACTCCTGAGTTTCCTTCTGACAAAGACCTAATAAATTATGGTTCTAATGAAGAAAATCCTGAAAGCATTGATACTACGCCTCGTGCAAACGGTGGCCGTGTAGGTTATGCATTAGGCGGAAATGAAATGTTAAGAGATAGTCAACAAGGTTTAGGTAGTATGATGATGGCTGCTGGTGATGACGAAATGAGAGTACCAACAGACATGATAGATGATCCAGGTGGAATGTTTGATACAGATCCAATTGAGCTAAGAGAAGAACTTGATCGCGAAGGCACACTAAGAACTGCAGCAATGGAAGATCCAATGCTTGGTTTAGTTATAGAAGCTTATGATATGTTAAAAGATCAAGGACAACTCCCTAATGAATATCTTGGACCACAAGGTTTAGAAAAGTTTATTACGATTGAAGGCGAAAGAATTATTCAATCTATGCAACAACGAAATGAAGGTGCAGGAATAGCATCATTAAGGGCGTAACATGCCAATAGACAGAGATATGCCTCTAAAAGAACAAATGAAGTTCGACATTAGAGCACAAGAAGTAGAATTCAACGAAGGTGATCCACAGTTAGACGCTGATGGTGGTGCAACTATAAATTTTGGTCCGGCCCAATCAATGATGGGTGGACATAATGAAAACTTAGCTGAACAATTAAGTGATGGTGATCTTGATGTAATAGCAAGAGAACTTTCTGATGCCTATGATGGTGATAAAGAATCACGTGGTGATTGGTCATCGACTTATGCTGAGGGGTTAGATCTACTTGGAATGAAGTATGATGATCGTACATCCCCCTTTCCTGGAGCATCAGGTGTATCACACCCTTTACTTGCAGAATCAGTTACACAGTTTCAAGCACAATCATATAAAGAATTATTTCCTGCCGGTGGCCCTGTAAAAACACAAATCATGGGAGCAACTAACCCACAAGTTGAATCTCAATCGAGCCGTGTTAAAGAATTTATGAATTTCCAACTCACCCACGTCATGGAGGAATACGAGCCCGAACTTGACCAAATGCTATTTCACCTACCCTTGTCAGGTTCGGCGTTCCGTAAAGTTTATTTTGATAATACATTAGGTAGACCTGTTGCTAAATTTGTATCATCAGAAGATCTAGTAGTTCCTTACGATTCAACAGACTTAATGACATGTTCTAGAATTACCCACGTTGTAAAAATGATGGCCAACGATCTACGGAAGTTTCAAGTTACAGGATTTTACCGTGATGTAGAAGTTGGCAATCCACCAGATGATGATCCAAGCGAAGTACAAGAAAAAATAGATGAGATATCTGGTAAGAAAAAAGTTTACACAAAAGATGACATTTATACTTTGTTGGAAATTCATACTAACTTAGACCTTCCAGGTTATGAAGATGCCAATGAGGCAGGCGAAGAGACTGGAATTAGTTTACCGTATATTGTAACTATTGAAGATAATTCCAATAAAATTTTATCTATAAGGAGAAACTGGGCTGAAGGTGACCCACTTAAAATTAAAAAACAATATTTCGTACATTATAAATTTTTGCCAGGTCTTGGCTTTTATGGTTTTGGTCTTATTCATATGCTTGGTGGTCTCACAAAAACCGCAACCTCTGTATTACGACAGCTTATCGACGCAGGCACACTCGTCAACTTACCAGCCGGCTTTAAAGCTCGTGGGCTTAGAATACGTGATGATGATCAGCCATTAGTACCAGGTGAGTTTAGAGATGTTGATGCACCTGCAGGGGATATTGCATCTTCACTAATTACTCTACCTTACAAAGAACCATCACAAACTTTATTTAACTTATTAGGTTTTGTAATTGACAGTGGTAAATCATTTGCTGCTGTTGCTGATATGAAACTTGGCGAAGGTAATGAAGTTAATCCTGTTGGTACAACTATGGCATTACTAGAGCGTGGAATGAAAGTTATGTCTGCGATTCATAAAAGAATGCATTCAGCTCAAGGAAAAGAATTTAAATTACTTGCACAATTATTTGCAGAAACATTACCACCAGTTTATCCATATCAAATTGTTGGTGGTAACCAAGCTGTTAAAGCACAAGACTTTGATGCACGTATTGATGTAATACCTGTATCTGATCCAAATATTTTTTCAG